ATGGCCACTATTCGCGCTCGGCGCAACGCCGATGGAACGGTGATGTACACCGCGCAGATTCGTATCAAGCGCGGAGGCGCGCAAGTCTATCAGGAGAGCGCAAGTTTCAGCCGGAAAAAGGCCGCTGAAGCATGGGCGCTCCGTCGGGAGGCTGAATTGGCCGAGCCCGGTGGCTTGGAGCGGGCCACGAAAAAGGGGGTACTGCTTCGGAACATCATCGCGCAGTACCTGGCCGACCGGGATAAGACTCGCCCGCTGGGTAAGACCAAGATCGCCACGCTGACCGCCATCGCCGCTTCCCACCTGGGCGATACCATCGACCGGGATATCACCAGTCAGGTGCTCGTTGACTATGCACTGTGGCGTATGGGGCCGGACGGGGGAGGGGTGAAGGCGCAGACAGTTGCCAATGACCTGGCACATCTTGGGTCGGTGTTAGGAGTGGCGGAGGCAGCCTGGGGGTATCAAGTCGACCCGGACGTTATGGCGAAAGCCCGCAGAGTTCTCAAGAACCTGGGTTACAAGTTGCGCAGCAGGGAGCGTGATCGGCGCCCGACACTTGAAGAGTTGGATCGGTTGTTCCAGGCGTTCGAGCGCTCATGGCGATCGCGGCCGACCTCGATGTGCATGGCGAAGGTCGCTGCCTTCGCATTGTTCTCCAGCCGAAGGCAGGAGGAGATCATCCGTATCCGGTGGGCGGATCTGGACGAGGCCCGGGGCGCCGTCCTGGTCCGGGACATGAAGAACCCAGGCGACAAGTGGGGTAACGACGTGTGGTGTCAGCTACCCGAGGAGGCAATGGCGGTCATCAAGAGTATGCCGCGGGCCTTCGAGGAGATCTTTCCATACACCACCGATGCGATTCAGGGGGCATGGAGTCGCGCGATCACTGCCGCAGGTATAGAGGATCTGACGTTTCACGATCTGCGCCACGAAGCGATCAGTCGGCTGTTTGAGCTGGAGTGGGACATTCCCAAGGTGGCTTCGGTCAGCGGGCACCGAGATTGGAACTCTCTTCGGCGATATACCCATCTGCGTGGGTCTGGCGATAAATATGCTGGCTGGGAATGGCTCCCGAAGGTCCTGGCGATGCCGGTGTCCTTCGGGGAATGGGTTTCCAAGAAGAAGTCAGGCCGCCGGTCGGGCTCGGTTTAGCCGTTCATGGTCTTTCAGGGCGACCTCGCGCTGTTTGTCCAGATACGCCGCCAGGTCCGCCAAGTGAATGCCTCTGGCAGCCTTCTGGCTGGACTCGATCCGCGTGATAGGGATCTGGATCTGTCCGGCCAGGACCTTCCGCTGGAACTGCTCGACAGTCAGGTGACTGAAGTAGTCGGCGCATACTCTATTCAGCGGGATGATGGCGAGGCCGTTGTACTGGGCCATGAGAAGGAACAGGGTATTCATCAGTAGCACCCCGCTTGCCAGGCGGCCAGCGTGCGGAGGGCTGGGAACACCTCTGCAGCGAGCACCGCGGCAAGGCCGAGGGCGGCGATGATGCCGAGTGCGGTCAGTGCTCTACGCATTGTTGCTCCCCCCCAGTCTTGTTGATGTTGGACAGTGCGTGGGCGCGCTGGTCGAACCAGACGGCGGTCAGTGGGCGGGATACGCCGGCGCACGGTGCGGAACCGGTCAGAAACTCGGTGGAGTGCTCCACGCTGAACTCTGGAAGGTCGACCACCTCGACGATGGGGCGGCTGTCTTGTTGGGTGTTCTGGCTCATGCTGCCTCCCTCATGGTTTCTTCGGGGAAGAGGGGGTTGGCTTTGAGGAGGGCGTAATAGGGCTTGGGCGACACCGAGTTGCCGCACATCTTCACTTTGGCCTTGTTGCTGAAACGGCGGCCGTCGTGCCCTACGTCGATCTTGTAGGTCTTGGGGAACCCTTGGATCAGGAACAGCTCCAGCGGCGTGAGCATCCGCATGCCGATATCTACGATCACGTAGGGATTTCCCTTGATCGTCACGGTCACCAGTGCGAGGCGGTCGCGGGTGGTGATGGTGGCGGCCGGATCTCGCGGATCGTAGGTATTGTCGGACCCGTAGTACCCCATGAGGAAGGCCGCCACCCGCAGCGCACCGGCTTCGTTCTCCGGCGATAGCGTGCATTCCATGAGCGCCAGGTCGTCGGCGCCGGCGGTTATCGCTGGGGCTCCTTCTCGGAGATCGCGGCCGGTGCAGCCGTTGCGCAGTGTTACTAAGCTGGCGGTCACGACGTTCTGTTGGCTCCCGCTGGTGGTCAGGGCGGTGGCTGGCTCCGCAGGATGGCGGCCGAGTGTCGCGTTGTACCCGCCATTGTGTTGCGCTAGGTAGGCGACGCCCACGGCACGGTGGTTTTCAGTAAGGACCGTGCCGGCGGGTTGTCCGCAACTGGTCGGTTTACCGCCGTAGGAAGGGCCGCCAGCGCTCACAAGTACGGGGGCGACAACGGCGAAATGGCCCCCTTTCACCTCGCTACAGATAGTTCGCGCGGGCTCGTTGGCTGGCATGTTGCGTTGGTTGCTTGCGTTGGCATGCTCAGTGATGAATGGGGCAAGCGTGGGCTGAGCTACAGCGAATCCGTGGCCTCCGGTGATGGTGGCTGCGGGCTCGCGCACGGACTGACCCCGGAACCCGGCGCCACCGTGATTCACGCTGACGATGAATGGATCGGCGTGATCGGTGACGTATTTCTTTACGCCCTTGCGGAGCCTGTCGAGCGTCTTCCTGACGAGGGGGCGGCGTACCTTGAATTTCTTGCCTTCAGTCGCGTCGAGGAAGATCGACGGGCACGGAATGCTCCAGTCAATGTGCGTAGCCACGGGAACCCATGGGAGCTGGTCAGGGCCTGGGGTCTTGGCGTGGGTTGGCTCTGGCCAGTTCAATGGGATGCCATCGCGGCGCGCGATGAAGAACAGGCGTTCCCTGGTGGTGGCGGCGCCGAAGTCCGCGGCAACGAGCTTGTCGTAGTGGTACTGGTAGCCCATGTCTCGGAGCAGGCGAAGGAAGCGCGCCCAGGTGCGTCCTTTGCGCTTGGGGTCCGGTATCAGGTACTGGCGCTGTACGGGTACGCGCTCGCCTGGTTCGGCTACGCGGTGCATGGGCTTGCCGGTGGTTGGGTGCGGCACCATGTCGAGAGTGACCACCCGCTTGGTCTGCGGGCAGCGTTTGGCGATCAGCGGACCCCACTGGAGGATCTGCATCACGTTCTCCATGGTGAGCATCAGGGGACGTGTTTGGCCTGCCCACTTGATCATCATCCATGACAGCGACCGACTTTCCTTGCTGCGGGGCTGTCCACCTCTGGCTTGGCTATGGTGGGTGCATTCGGGGCTGGCGTGCAGTCTGCCCACGGGTCGCCCGCGAGTTGCCACCCGAGGCTCTACCAGGCGGATATCTTCTCGGTAGTGCGTGGTCTGCGGATGGTTGACGATGTGCATGCTCACGGCATCGTCGTCATGGTTCACGGCGATATCGACGAACTCGCCAGTGGCTTCCTCCATGGCCTCAGAGGCCCCGCCGCCGCCGGCGAAGAGATCGATGTTCAGATATTCGCGAAGATCGAGAGGGAGCTGGGCCTGGTAGATGGCCTGGGCGAGATCGTGGCGACGGAAAGCGGTCATGCCCGTCCCCCTTCGGCTTTCTCCAGGCGCTGGAGGAGGTCGGTGTTCGCAATGCGCAGCGCGGCAATCTCTTGGTTCTGCTCGCGGATCTGCGCGCACAGCGTGCGGATCAGTGCGTTATCGGTGGGCTTCGGTGGGCGCTTTCCCCCCTCGACAAGCTGCGCGGGCGAGCGAGTCATTAAGCGAAGCGTGGCTATGTGCTTCGCGCCCCGGCGCAGCCTTTCGTGGGGTATGCGTGCCTTCGGCGTGTGCTGAAGGTTGGGTTGGAATATGCCTGCTGCTGCGCAGCNGTGGCTTTCTATAGCGCCACCCTCGGGCATCGGTTGGCGGCCTTGGGCGATGGCGATCAGTTGGATGCGACGTGCCAGGCCGCCGCCGCGCTTTTGCGCGGCNGGGGCTTGGGTGCTGTGGGTGGCGTGTGCCAGGGCGGCGCCCTGGTCTTGTGCCGNTACGCGGCTAGCCGGGATAGTAGTCATCGCGCTGCCTCACATGCACATCGGTGCGGTGTCGCCGGAGTAGTCGAGGTCGACTGACTCCCAGCCGCTCGGGCGAAGGCGATCATCGATCTCGCGGATCTGGTCGCTGATATCGGTCATCGTGATTTCCGCGCGTCGAGCAGCGTCCTCGTCCCATTGCGGCTGGGCGCGGCGCAGGCGGGTCAGGCTGTCAACATGGTGGCTGCGGTGCTTCAGCAGGTCGTAGGTGGAGAGGCTGGAGTAGTTCATGCCGCCTCCTGTGCGTCTTCGCCCATGTTCCGGCCGGTCAGGTGCATGGCGGCGCGGCGGTGTAGGATGGCAGCGAGCTGTTGTTGAGCTGCCTCGTCGGCGTTGCGTTTGTTGGTGCCGGTTTTCGCGAACCGCCGGGCGTGTCCGTTGAGTAGACGGCATGCGTTGCGAATGGCATCGAGCTCGCTGTCCGTCAAGGCGAGAGCGGCAAGCACCTGATAGTCGTCCAGGGCCTGCCTGATCGCTTCGTCGTCGTGTCTGGCCTGGTCGCATTGTTGATGGATGGTGTTGGCTTGCTCGGTGATGCGTTGGTTCAGAGTTGTAATATCGGCCTGCAGGGCGCGGGTGTGCTCACGCTCCACAGTGATGCCGCGTAAGTAGGCGGCATTCGTTGCCTCCTCGAGGGCGGCTTGTCGATCTTTGCGGCCCGCTAGATAGGCGGTTGCGATAAGAATCAGCAGTGCGCCCGCGGTGGTGGTGCCCAAGATGATTTGCTCGATGCTGGTCATGGTGGTGTGCTCCATTGATGAGAGGGCCGGTGGTGGCGGCCAGTGAGGATCAGCTCTCTGCTGATCCCGGTTGGGGTTGAAGTCGTTGAGCCAGGTCCTGGTCGGCCAGGTAGGCGCGCTGTTCGAGAAATGCCGCCAGTTGGTGCACCTCGACGTACTGGTGAGCTTTCGCACTGTCATCCAGGGTGGTGATTGGCAAGGCTATCCGGCCGTCCCGTACGGCCTTGCCGAAGTTGTCCCTGTTGAGGTTGCGAAACCAGCGTTCGCGCAGAGCATCCAGCGGAACCAGTACGTCGCCGAAGATGCGCACCAGATGCTCAACCGTTTGTGCCCTTGGTGCCGGTTGCAGGCGGAGCCCGGTTTGGTGTTCGCGAAGAGTGCTCATGCAGCAACCTGTGCAGTGTCGCGGAGAGTCTTGGCGAATTTCGCGCCGGTGTATGGAGGTTGGCCGTAGATCAGTTCTGTACGGCGCTCATGCGTCGCGTTTTGTACGAGGCTGATCAGTGCGTTGAAAGCGGCGCCGGTGATCGCGTCGCTGTGATAGGCCAGATAGATTGCTCCGCGAGCGCGCCCTTGGGCATCGTCGATGGAATAGTCGCTTTCCGCTTCGCGTGCTATTCGAAGGGTCTGCCGCAGTAGGTATGCAAGCGCGGATTGCACTGCCTGCTTTGTGGTCGTTTTGCGTTTCATGCCTTGCCTCCTTTCGGGTGGTTCCACGCGATCTCGACGTGCTTTCGGGTCAGTTCCCGCAGGTGTTCGGGGACTTCGGCCAGCGCGGCCTGCCTCTGCTGCTTGGTTTCCAGCGCGAGGATGTGGCGTGCATAGGCGCGCGGCCGGATTTCGTCAGCCGACATCGCGGCGATCCTGATCGGCCGGGGGCAGTGCTCGCTCAAGGCCCAGCTTCTGTTCCAGCCAGATGAGGCCCGCCGGGCGTACTCTGGTTGAGCTGCTGTACTGCGGGCCAAGCTCGGGGTGATGCCAATGGCCCTCGTGTTCGCGTAGGTACAGGTGGTCGCGTTGGGGGTGGGCAGGCAGCCGCCGTTCATTCAGGAGATCCGCGGCGCGCATTCGCTTTATCAGGTCCGGGCGAGTCAGGCCCAGCCGCTGTGCGGCTTGCTGCAGGGTCAGGTCCCTCATGGCAACACCTCACGCTGCCGCCCGCCAGCGGCGGGTAGGTTTGAACTTGGCCGTTTCGTGTTGGCCGTTCGCGATTCCTTCCAGCCATTGCGCAACGGTGGTGGCGTTGGACTCCCCGGAGGAAGGAAGCGAGAGGCTGTGGTGCTGGTCGCCCATGCGAAGGTCGATCCGCACGGAGGATTCGCTGCGCTCGGTAGTGATCTTGCCGTGAACGATCGCCTGCGCAGCCTGGTCCTCGAGCGAGAGGTGGAAGGTACCGGTTAGGTTCAGTTGAGCCTGCAGACGGATAAACGACGGTTGTCGGAGTCGGTACTTTGTCATGCTGCATCACCTCCAAATGGAGCGGAGGGAGCTGCCTTTGTGCCGACTAGGCGTGGTTTGTTGGGGATGTAGCGGACGCCTGCGGCGCTTGCCGCGCGGCGGAGCTCAAATATCCGTTCATGCGAGCAAGACGGAAGGGAGTGCAGTGTGGCGGTATGCATGGCTTGCCTCGTCTCTGTGGTGAAGAGTCGAGGCAAATATCACGTATCGTTTCTTTTTGGTCAAGCTGAAAAATTCAAATCGTTATAGTTCTCCAGCGTGCCATACCACGCGACCAATGATCACCAGATCGCCTATGTCTGACTTTCGTGCCATTTCATCTGGGTAAAGGCGTTTGTCATCGTTGTCGCTTCTGATGATCCAGCCTCCCAGGGCGGTTTGAATCAGGCGCTTGATGATGAATTCTCCGTCTGGGCGGCGAATGACGTAGATGCCTTGGTCCCTTGGCTCTCTTTGGCTTTCGTCAATCAGAATGACATCACCGTCAGAGATGACCGGCTCCATGCTATGGCCGGTTGCGTAGATAACATGTAAACATTGTTCTTTAAGAGACATACGCTTGAGCCATTCTCGCCTGAAAACCAGCCCCCCCTTGACCTCAACGTGGTCGTTGAAGTGGCCGCGGCCAGCTGCACCCGCCGCGCTATAGAGCGGGATTAGGGCGTAGTCGTCCGGCGATGGAAATGTGGAGGTTGGAGTTTCTTCAAGAAGGGCTAGCAGCGTTGTGTCCAGAGCTTCTGCCAGGGTGCGCAGGTCAGAGATCGATGGCTCGCGCAGGCTGCGCTCGTAGTTTCCAACTCTTGCTTGGCCGTTCTCCCACCCGCAAAGCTCCGCCAACTGCAGTTGGGTGAGTCCCTTTTTCTTTCTGAATTGAGCGATGCGCTCGCCGAGAGTAGTCATTCGGAAAAAATATCACGCTCTGTTTAGGTGGGTGAAAACTAAACGTATTGCAAAAGAAACGAATCGTGATTATTCTCAGCGAAGGAATCACGGAGATCTGGAATGAACCGAATCGCTGAGTTTCGAGCGCGGGCTCGGATCAAGCAGAACGCCTTGGCTGCAGCCATTGGGTGGGAGCAGGGGCGACTCAGTAACTACGAGGCGGGGCGAAGGGTGCCCAGTTTGAGTGACAGCCGAGCCATCGTGCTCGCTCTCAACCATTTAGGGGCGGCCTGTACATTGGATGATGTCTTCCCGCCTGATGAAGCTCGGGCTGCTTGACCCTCGTCATCACCGAGGGTGGGGCGGCAAGACCGGTCAGGCTGGAGCACACCACGTACCCGCACCTGACCGGCCCTGCCATCCCGAACCAAGGCGCGGACGCCTTGGGTTGCCAGGCTCTCCACCACAGAGTTCCTGGCTGTAACGGCAAGGCGAGCAACGGAGTGCTCGCCTTGCCATTGGGGCGCAGTCGGACTCTCCACCACAGATCGGCCGGCTGCGAGTGATCACCTGTCGATGACCACCCGTTAACTGTATCAACAGATGGCAGGGCGGTCACTGGCAGACTTTCGGGGTTATTGCCACATGAGCCGAGCACCTGCTTCAAGCGTAAAGCGCGCGCAGCGCCAGATCCTTCCGCTTCAACTCTCTCTTTACCATGCCGCACGGGACTACCCTGGTGGCGCCCAGGCGATCGCTGCGGTGTTTGGACGAAATCCCAACACCATGGCGCATAAGTTCAACCCCCACAGCGAGCGCCACATCCTCAGCCCAGACGAGGTCGAGGAAGCGCTGCAGGCGACACGCGATCCCCGCATTGTCGACTCGGTGATCGAGGCATACGGGGATGCGGCCTGGACTGATCTTCGCGGGGTGGCCGAGGAGTTCGGCCAGGGGCATGACAACGCCGCCTCCATCCTCAAATCTATCGGTGACACGTTGGCGCGACAGTCGTTGCTCACCCAGACCATTGCGGCGCACCTGGCCAACGACGGCCGAATCGACGCCAACGAGTTGGCCGAACAAAAGCTGTTGCTGCGGCGCTTGCATGGCGCCTTGTTTCTGCTTGAGCGCAGCCTGGAACAGGAAGCCGAGGAGGTGGAGCGTGGCTGATCTCGCTGACATCGCCAACGACCTGATTCAGGATCGTATGGATGCCGCTCTGGCCGCTCGGCGGCCGGCGGTATTTCGGGAATCTGCGGTCGAGTGCGAGGGGTGCGGCGACCCCATTCCGGAGGCGCGGCGGGTAGCTGTACCAGGCTGCGTGTTCTGCATCGACTGCCAGTCGTTCGCTGAAAAGCGGAGGGCCTGAGCATGGCGGGGGAAGGACTGGCTGAAGTACTGGCCCAACTGCAGGACTATGGTCTGGAGCCAGAGACGCCGCTTAAGATCGGGGAACTGGTCCGCTGTCGGTCGGGGGCCGGGCGCCAGAAGTCGAAAACTGGTTGGTATGTGGTGCATGAGCACTACACCGAGAAAGGGCTGACCCTCTATTTTGGGGCGTATGGCGACTGGCGGGTCGGTGAGCCGCAGAAGATCAAATCCAAGGGTGTGCGCCTCAGCGATGAGGAGAAGAAGCTGTTGGCTGCGCGCATGGCCGAGGCGAAGCGCAAGCAGGAGGAGCGCAAAGCCAGGGATGCGCGTACCGCTTCCCGTCGGGCGGCGGCGCTGTTCGAGAGGCTGCCGGAAAAGGGGCGTTGCGGGTATCTGGAGCGCAAGCAGGTTGTCGGCTTGGGCGTACGGTATGCGCCGCGCAAGAACGCAATGTTGGTGCCCATGCGGGATGCGTCGGATCGAATTGTTGGCCTGCAGGCGATCTTCGCTGAACGCCAGGCGCATCTTGATGATCGCGATAAGACCTATTGGCCGAAGGGTATGGCGAAGGAAGGAGCATTCCACCTGATGGGATCGCATCCTGAGCCGGGTGAGGTGCTGCTGGTCTGCGAGGGGTACGCCACCGGTGCTAGCCTGCACATGGCGACCGGCTTGGCAGTGGCTCTTGCATTCGACGCCGGCAATCTGCTCGCCGTGGCTGAGATCATGCGGGAGCGGTTCCCAGGGCGTGGCTTGATCATCTGTGCCGACGACGATTGGAAGACCACACGGCCGGATAAGGTCACCCCCTATAACCCTGGCCGGGAAAAGGCCGAGGCTGCCGCCGCCATCGTCGGTGCACAGGTGGTCTGGCCGATCTTCTCCGACGAGCGCGAGGACGGTTGGACGGACTTCAATGACCTGCATTGCGCGGAAGGGCTCGATGCTGTGAGGCGGCAGGTCATGTCGCTTGTCCGTCCGCCTGCTGCCGGTGGTTGGAAGGACTATCTGCAGCGCACCGGTAACGGGCAACTGATTCCTCACCCGATTAATGTGACCTTGATCTTGGGCAACGATGAGCGCTGGAAGGGGGTCATCAGCGAGGACCTATTCAGCGCGAAGACGGTCAAGCGCCGGGCCACGCCATACGGTGGGCAGGCCGGCGAGTGGTCGGATCTGGACGATATGCGCACGTCCCAATGGCTTGCCAGCGAGTATGGCCTGCGGATCAAGACCCTTTCGGTGCTTGAGGGAGTGTCGGTGGTTGCCAACGACAACCGCTATCACCCCGTCCGTGAGTACTTGGAGGGGCTGTCCTGGGATGGCCAGCCCCGGTTGCGGACCTGGTTGAAGGATCGCTTGGGCGGGGTGCCGCTGGTTGCGCCGCCGGGGTACGTGGAGGCTGTAGGGGTGCGCTACCTGATTTCCGCTGTTGCGCGGGTGATGGTGCCTGGAGCCAAGGCTGACTGCGTACTGATCCTCGAAGGCCTCCAGGGCAAGGGGAAATCGACGGCCCTGAAGATCCTTGGTGGCGAGTGGTATATGGATACTCCGTTCCCGCTCGGCGACAAGGAGGCGTACCAGATGATCAGGGGCAAGTGGATCATCGAACTGGGCGAGCTGGATGCTTTCAACAAAGCGGAGTCGACGAAGGCAAAGCAGTTTTTCTCGGCCAGCTTCGACACCTTCCGCGCCTCCTACGCGCGGCGCACCGTTGACGTACCTCGTCAGTGCGTGTTCGCCGGCACTACGAACCAGGACGAATACCTGAAGGACCCGACGGGGAATAGGCGCTATTGGCCGGTCTCGTGCACCTTCGTGGACCTTGAAGGGCTGCGAGCGGATCGCGACCAGCTGTGGGCCGAGGCGATGCACCTGTACAAGCTGGGTGAGCCTTGGTGGCCGCAGGAAGCTGAGTTGCCGTGGTTCGTGGCCGAGCAGGATGCTCGACACCAGGCTGATGCCTGGGAGTTCCCGATCCTCAAGTGGCTGGAGACGAACCCGGACAAGGTGGTTACCACTGACACGCTGCTGGAGAAGGCGCTGAATCTGGACCTTGGCCATTGGGGCAAGCCGGAGCAGACGCGGGTCGGGCAGATCATGCATAGATTGGGATGGCGTCGGGAGCGTCTACCGGCTCGCACCAAGAGTGGTATCAGGCCTTGGGGCTATGCCAGGCCGGCGGATTGGATGGCTGCCGCGGCGCAGCCTGTTCAGCGGGAGAGTGCATTTTGATCAGGGCCATTGATGAGATGCTGAAGTTGTGGGCCGAGGAGCAGCATTCGCCGGGAGCTGGCTGCGGGGGTTATGGTGGTGGGAACATAATTGCTATGCTGATGGACACCAAGGGCGAGTTGATCCGCGGAACCCGGGGTAGCCGAGTGCTACTGGACCAAGTGGCGGAGATAGATCTGATCGTGAATCAGTTGCCTGAGGTGCAGAAGCAGGTGGTGGTTGAGCACTACCTGAACCGAGACAGCCTGCCGGAGCAGAAGTACCGGCACTGCGGGTGCGCGATGCGAACGTACTACCTGCGCCTCCATGTGGCGCATCACACAATTCAGTCTCGACTGATGAGGCGCGCCGCTTGAGCGCGTCTTTTTCTTGTCTGTCCCACCTGTTCCACCTCGTTTATCAAGGTGGGACAGCTACAGGCCTCGTAGTTACCGGGCCTGTCCCACTCCCCACCTTTCGACTCTGTTTGCTCATGTGCGTGTAGTGCCTGCGGATGTGCGCGTAATGCGCGCAGCGTGCGCTTGCGCGCGCGTATACGTGAGTTATTAATTACTTTAGGTGGGGAGTGGGACAAATATATGTAAATCAATAGTTTAGAGTGCCCCACCTCTATTTTAGAGGTGGGGCAGGTGGGACAGCGCCTATGGCGCTGAGTAACCAGAATGAGATATTGCCGTTTCTCACCTGGACGTTAGCCGTACATGACCCGCTTATTGCCGTGTGGCGATAGTTTCTGGTTGCCGCCACTGCAAACAGGGGGTAAAAAGTGCTCATTCTTGTGTAGTTGCGTCTTTACTCAGACGCATGAAGCGGACCAAATCCCGGCCATCGAGCCGGGTTTTTTATTGCCTGCTTCCCCCTGGTGCCTTGGGTTCCCCGCCCGGTCACGGCACCGCGCCGGCGTCAGCCGGCACCTATTCCTGGTCGCTGATAGTCGGCTGGCTTAGCCCCTCTCGAAGGGGCGTCTTCTTCGAGGTGGCGAAATGCCGAACGAACAGCAGGCACTGGCAGAAATGCCGATCTGGGTGCTGATCTTGCTCGCTGCTGCGGGCGGAGTCAGTGGCGAAATGTGGCGTGCGGATAAAGCCGGGCTCACCGGTTGGGTGCTGCTGCGGCGCCTGGCCCTGCGCTCTGGCGCGTCGGTCGTGTGCGGTGTCGCCGTGATGTTCCTGGCGATGGCGTGCGGTGCGGCACTGTTGCTGGCTGCGGCCATCGGGAGCCTGACCGCAGCAGCTGGTGCAGAGGTCGCGGTCGGGCTCTACGAGCGCTGGGCGGCCAAGCGAATCGGGGTGAGCGATGTCCCGCCTGCCGCCGACGGCTAAGCCGGCAGGGTCTGCGGCCAAGGGCTACGGCTATCGGTGGCAACAGGCTAGGGCTGACTACCTGCGGCGCCATCCGCTCTGTGTGTTCTGCCAGCGCGAAGGCAAGGCCGTCGGTGCTGTGGTGGTTGATCACCGGATTCCACACCGCCTCTCGGAGGCGAAGGCCAGCGGCGACGCCGAGCGCATCGCTACTGCCTGGCGGCTGTTCTGGGATCGGTCGAACTGGCAGCCCCTATGCAAGCTGTGCCATGACTCTGTGAAGCAGCGGCTGGAGAAGTCGGGCCGCCAGGCGGGCTGCAGCGCGGACGGAGTGCCGCTAGACCCTCGACATCACTGGAACCGGCGGCCCTAGGGCAGGGGGGGTGAAAAACTTTGGTCTGCGCGCGGGCTAGACCGCCTCGTCCCCGCCTCTCGCAACGCCGGGAAAAATGGGGGGTGGGGGGTATGAGTTTCAACATGAGACCCGCTGGCTGGAAGGCTGAAACCAAGCTCTGGCACGGGCTGTAAAGGAGGCGAGTATGGCGGGGAATGCCAACTCTGGCCGGCCACCGTTGCCGGCCACCGTCCACATGCTGCGCGGGGACCCGAGCAAGCAAGGCATGGCAGCGCTACAGGCAGCTGCGCGGGCGCCGGCTGTCCCGGTGGAGGCTCCGCCCAAGCCTGATTTCCTGAGCGCTGAAGGAGAGCAGGAGTGGGATCGGGTCGTGGAGGCCCTGACAGCATTGGGCTGGATTAGCACGCTGGACATGATGGCTCTGGCCACCTACTGCGAGGCGGTGGGTGATTGGGTGCGGTTTCGCCGGAAGATCACCGAGCTGAACGCTGAGATGGAGAACTCTGGTGACGTACAGACCTTCAAGACGGGCGCCAAGCAACTGAGCATCTGGCGGCAACTGGCGAACGATGCTGAGCGCCGTGCGAATCAGGCTGGTGCGTTGTTCGGTTTTTCTCCGGTAGCACGGCGGGCTATGAAAGCGTTGGCCCCCCAAGGCGAGTTGTTCCCCAATGAAGCAAGAGACGCTGCTGACAGATACTTCAGCTAGCTGCCGCACCAAGGCGTTCGCCGAGGCGGTCTTGGCCGGTGAGATCGTGGCCGGGCCGGATGTGCGCGGGGCTTGCCAGCGCCATCTAAATGACCTGGCGTTGGGCCCGGCTCGAGGGCTGGTCTGGTGCCAGGACAAGGCTGATAGAGCGATTGGCTTCTTCGAGGACGTGCTAAGACTTAACGGTGGCGATTACGAAGGGTCGCCATTTCTGCTAGCGCCTTGGCAAGCCTTTGTCGTCGGCAGCTTGTTCGGTTGGTACGCGGAGGAGGGATTCCGACGGTTTCGTCTAGCCTACATCGAGACAGGAAAAGGGTCGGGTAAGAGCCCGCTGATCGGGGGGATCGGCCTCTATGGGTTGGTCGCCGATGGTGAGCAGCGCGCCGAGATATACGCGGCCGCAACCAAGCGCGACCAGGCCATGATTCTGTTCCGCGATGCGGTATCGATGGTGAACATGTCGCCTTCACTGGCCGCCCGGATCGAGCAGTCCGGGCGTAACGAGAAGATCTGGAACCTGTTCTACCCGAACACCAACAGCTTCTTCCGTGCGATCAGCTCCGACGACGGGCAGTCCGGTCCGCGGCCGCATATGGGACTGCTGGACGAAGTGCACGAGCACAAGACCGCCGCTGTCGTAGAGATGATGCGGGCTGGTACGAAGAGCCGTCGGCGCGCCCTGGTGGCGATGATCACCAACAGCGGGTCTGACAAGAACAGCGTGGCTGGCCAATACCACGACCTGGGCGTTCGGGTATGCCGTGGAGAGGCGGTCGACGATACGCTGTTCGCGTTCATCTGCTCGCTGGATGAGGGGGATGACCCCTTCAAGGACGAGGGCTGCTGGCCGAAGGTGAACCCCTCGTTGGACTTCATTCCGGAGGGTCGTTCCGACGGCATTCCAGGTCGGCGCTATCTGCGCGAGCAGGTCCTGGCTGCCCGAGGGTTGCCGGCCAAGGAAGCGGTTGTGCGACGCCTGAACTTCTGTCAGTGGACGGATGCCGAGAACCCCTGGATTGGTAGTGATGTGTGGCTGCAGGCAGCCGAGCCGGTTCCAATGCGGGTCCTGCGCGGGCGGCCGGCGGTTGCCGGGTTGGACTTGTCCAGCACCACCGACTTGACGGCCTTCGTGTTGCTGTTCTACCCGACCGTGGAGGATCCGCATTGGCGGTTGCTGCCCTACTTCTGGATACCTGATCACGAGTTGGAGGAGCGCGAGAGGCGCGACCGAGTTCCGTACCGGGTGTGGATCAAGGAGCGACACCTGGAGACAACTCCGGGGCGAGCCATCAGTAAGCTGCATGTGCTGCGGCGCCTACAGAAGATCTGCGCCTTCTTCGATGTGCACCAAATCGGATATGACCGCTGGAGGATCGAAGAGCTCAAGGAACTCATGATCGAGCATGACATCGTGTTGCCGACGCTGGTGAAGTTCGGCCAGGGCTACGAGAGCATGGGGCCGGCGGTCGATGAGTTCGAGCGGCGTCTGCTAGGCATACCACAGAGCCAAGAGGATGCGGACGGGCGTGTGATCGACCTCGATCCTGAAGAGTACGGAGTGGTGGAGACGCTCCGGCACGACGGGAATCCGGTGCTGACCATGTGTGCCGCGAATGCCGTCACGACTTCGGATCCTGCGAATAACCGGAAAATCAACAAGATCAAGTCTAACGGCCGTATCGACGGCATCGTGGCTGCTGTCATCGCAACTGGCGTCAGCGGATCAGTGCCGCCCGGTGGCGGAACATCAATTTATGAACAAGGCGTTGGCATATGAAACTGGTCCTTCTGGCCTGGCTGGCCGGCCTGCTGGGCTTTGCCCTGTTGGTGGCAGGTGTGGCGCTGATCAACGTCCCGGCGGCCTTTATCGTCGCGGGGGCTTGCTTGCTGGCCTACGCAAGGCTGGTTGACCGTGCGGCGGCAGCGAAGCGCGCTCTGGAAGAGGAGGGTTGAGCATGTTCTTTTCCAGCCTTCTGGGCGCGAGTAAAGGCAACCTGGTAGAGGCGGATAGCGGTTTCTGGCGGGGTATGCTGGGCCGCAACTCGAACAGCAGCAGAGTAGTGGTAACGCCAGAGACAGCCCTGGGCCTGCCCATCCTGCAGAACTGCGTGACGCTGCTGGCCGAGACGATCGGGCAGCTACCGCTGGAGCTCTACCAGCGCAAGGGTGAAGGGCAGCGAGAACCGGCGGTCAACCATCCGCTCTACGACGTGCTGCGCTATCAGCCCAACGGTTTTCAGACGCCTTACGAACTGCGTGAGTGCGAACAGATGTCGGCCGGCCTGCGCGGTAACTCCTACACCCTGATGGAGCGGCGGGATGACGGCAATGTAACAGCGCTCTGGCCGCTGTGCTACGAGAAGGTGGTCGTATACAAAGGGGCTGACCTGCTGCCGTGTTATCAGGTTGGCAACTATGCAGAGCGGTTGCCGATGCGCATGGTCCACCACGTTCGCTGGCACAGCCTGAACCACTACACCGGACTCTCGCCCATCGAGTTGCACGCCGAGTCGATAGGCTTGGCTCAGGCTGTGCGCCAGTACACCGGCAAGTCGTTCGCCAACGGGACTTCGGTTTCGGGGGTGATTGAGCGGCCGAGAGAGGCACCGGCGATCAAGGATCAGGGCAGTATCGACAGGATCGTCGACCAGTGGGGCGAAAAGTACAGCGGCATGGACAACGCCAAGAAGGTGGCGTTGCTTCAGGAAGGGATGACCTTCAAGCCTATCAGCATGACGAACGTCGATGCCGACATCATCAACGTTCTCAATGCATCTGGAACGGATGTGGCGCGGATCTACAAGATCCCGTTGCCGATGGTGAACGACCTCAGTAAGGCCAACTACAACACCACCGAGCAGTTGTTGATCCAGTTCGTGGTGTTCGGCCTGCTGCCTTGGGTGAAGCGGCACGAACAGTCGATGATGCGTGACTTCCTGCTGCCGGCTGACCGACGCGGATACTTCATTGAGTTCAACCTGTCCGGCCTGTTGCGCGGTGACCAGAAGAGCCGGTACGAAGCCTATGCGATTGGCCGGCAGTGGGGGTGGTTGTCGGTCAACGATATCCGGCGGCTGGAGAACATGCCGCCGGTTTCTGGTGGTGATATCTACCTGCAGCCGCTGAACATGGTGGATGCCGGGAAGGGCATCCCCGATTTGAACAATCCCAATGTGCGGGCGCAGCTCGAGCTGCAGCAGCGCGAAATCGAGAGGATCTTGAGTCAATGAAACGACATCTGCGAGCCTCCAGCCTGCTGTTCAATCAGCCTCTGCTGGTCACCCCCGACATGCTGGATCTCGGCATCCGCTGGGCGAACCAGGTTATGAACCTGAACATCATCAATCTCGGTGCTGGAGCGGCCAGGCTTTGGCAGGACGATGGAGACCAGATGGTCCGTCTGGAACAGGCCGAGGAGCGGCGACGGTCCGCGGTAACGAAAACCGGTGTGGAGGTCATCCCGGTGGCGGGGGTGCTGGTCAGCCGCGGTGCGCACCTAGACCCCTGCGAAACCATGACCAGTTACGAGGGCCTGCGAGCACAGTTGCGCGCGGCCGTTGCCGATCCGCTCGTGGAGCGCATCGTGCTTGACATCGATAGCCCCGGAGGGGCCGCCGTAGGAGCCTTTGAACTGGCGGCCGACATCCGAGCGATGACCCGACAGAAGCCTATCACTGGCCTGGTCAACTTCATGGCCTACAGCGGAGGGTATCTGATCGGGTCGGCCTGCAGCGAGTTGGTGGTCAGTCAGACCAGTGGAGTCGGATCCATCGGGGTGATCGCCAGCCACATGGACCGCTCCAAGCTCGAGGAGGGGCTGGGGGTGAAGGTCACTACGGTCTTCGCCGGAGCCCACAAGAACGACTTGAGCCCACACGAGCCGCTGACGGAGCAGTCGTTGAAGTTCCTCAACGACCTAGTGCAAGAGAGCTACCAAGCATTCGTCGGTGCAGTTGCTGAATACCGCGGCCTTTCTGCCGAGGCTGTGCGTGCAACCGAAGCGGGGCTGTATCGCGGTCAGCAAGGCATCTCTGCCGGGCTGGCTGACCGGCTGATGAGCCCACAGGATGCACTCGATGAGATATCCCTGGCGGTCGCGGAGAACCGCGCTCGGCGGCAGTCTGGTCGAATAGCTATTCGAGCCGCTGCCGCCAGCATCCAGTCGCAACTCTGACCGCGTTCGCGGCAGTCAACCAGCCCGCCTAGTGCGGGTTTTTTTATGCCTAGGAGGCACTATGTCCCTTGTTCTTCAAATGCGTAGCGAACGCGCCAAGCTGAACGACCAGCTCCAGGCGCTGGCCAAGATTGAGGCCGACGGCGATAGCTTGACCGCCGAGCAGTTGGCCGAGTTCGGTAATCTGGAAAGCCAGATCAACGCCCTGACCGACAAAATCAGCCGGGCGGAGAGTGCCGAGCGCGCAGCCGCTTCTGCTGCGGTACCTGTCAACGAAAGCGCCCGGGGTATCACCGGCCCGCCGGAAGGTCGTGTGGAAGGACCTTACGGCAGGCCGGTGCCCGGCGCCTCCGTAGCGCAGATGGTACGGCTGCTGGCTGCCACCCAGGGCAACCAGAGCGAAGCCGCCAAGTTGGCGAAGGATGGTGGCTACGGCGCTGATGTGCAGATGGCTCTCAGCACCGTCACCCCTGGTGCTGGTGGTGTGCTGGTGCCGGAGAATATGGCCACGGAGGTTATCGAGTCCCTGCGTCCGCGCTCCATCGTTCGCAAGATGGGCGTGCGAAGCGTGCCGCTGAACAACGGCAACCTCACGATGCCGCGTATTTCCGGCAACACCGTGGTGACCTACATCGGAACCGAGACGGACATCCCGATCACTGGTATGACCTTCGACGACACCAAGCTGTCGGCGAAGAAGGCCGCGGCCATCGTACCGGTGTCGAACGATCTGATCCGCATGTCCGGGGTCAATCCTCGCGTCGATCAGATCGTTGCCAACGACCTAACAGTGAGCATGGGGCTGTCGGAGGATCTGCACTTCATTCGCTCCGATGGATCCGGTGTGCTGCCCAAGGGGCTGCGCTACTGGGCGATTCCCGGCAACGTTCTGCCGGCGCCGGTAGATCCGAACCTGCAGCAGATCGATCTCTTCCTGGGCGGCATGATGCTCCGGGTGGAAACGGCATACATCGACATGGCCGGCTGCGGCTGGCTGATGCACCCGCGCACCCTGCGCTGGCTTCAGGCGCTGCGCGATGGCAACGGCAACAAGGCGTATCCGGAGATCGACGCCGGCATGCTCAAGGGGTATCCGGTCGGTCTCAGTACCCAGATCCCGGTGAACCTGGGGGCTGATGGCGACGAGTCGGAAATCTACTTCGTCAACTTCACCGACGCGATGATCGGCGAGGACATGAGCCTGGTCATCAACTTCAGTGCCGAAGCCTCTTACAAGGACGCGCAAGGCAATGTGGTGAGCGCATTCCAACGCGACCAGACGCTGGTCAGGGTGATCGCCAAGCATGACTTCGGGCCTCGTCACGTCGAACTGGTGGTCGTTGCTACTGCCGTCAAGTGGGGCGCCGGTATGTGAGCGGACGCCCTGCTTCTCTGAAGCGGGGCGCTTCCATTTTTCAACTCCATTCGAGGTGTACGAAATGAGCGAGAAGAAAGTTCCGGTTACCTTCCTCAAAAGTTGGAGGGGGTATAACGCCGGTGAGGTGGCGGCCTTCCCTGAGTCTGTCGTGGCGGATCTTGAGGACGGCGGTGTTGCTGAGTGCGGCAAGGGCACTACGGTCGCCAAGGGCGCTAAGGGAGGCGGAGTTGCCGGCGGGCGTGCAGGGAAGAAGGTGGGAGAGGGGCAATCTCCGGCGGCTCCCCATGATGGCCAGGCCGGCCTAGGTGATGGTGTGCCTGATGAAGATGGTGCTGGCGACGAGAAGCCCTGAGTATGGCCCGGCGTCTTGTATACACCGGAGCCCCACCGATCACGTTGGAGGATGTGGCGCGTCACTGTCGGGTTGAGATTGACGACTTGGAGCCTGAGCTTATCGAACACGTCATCATCCCGGGTGTAGTTGCGCAGGCCGAGGGTAGGACAGGGGCCGCAGTGCGGCCTGCCGAATACGTGGAAGAGTGGCCGGAGCGGTATGCGTCGGGTCATGCCCTGGATATGGGGCAGGCCAGCGAGATCCTGAGCATTCAGCGAGTAGCGGCCGATGGCTCTGGAGAAAACCTCGACGTGCCGCGCTACCTAGAGCAGGGGCAGCGAGAGAGTTTTCTTCACTTTCCTGGCGGTCGGCCTGCTGGCGTTCTTCGTATTCGCTATGCGGCAGGGATGGATACATCTGCTTATCCGGGAGTCAGGTTGTGGCTGCTGATGAGCGCCGCTACGGCGTACGAGTTCCGGGAAACTCTGGTTTCCGGGACGATTCTGGCTGAGCTCCCATCGTCCTTCATCGACTCATTGCTGACCGAGATCGAGGTCCCCGCGAGGTTCTGATATGCGTGCAGGCGCGCTCCGGCACCGCGTGCGCCTATTGGTGCTGCAGGTGGTGCCAGATGGAGGAGGTGGTCATTCCGAAGTATGGGTTGAGACTCGGAGGGTATGGGTGGAGATCACTCTGCCGACGGGGAGGGTTGCGCCGGTTGCGAATCAGCTGCAGCCGGTGATCACCGCCGAGATCCGTGCGCGACCGGCGGCTGACCTGATGGTCGGGCGCCGGTTGGTCCATGGTGGCACCACCTACATGATCGATGCCGTTCTCCCCGACAACAAGCGCAGCATGCTCCGGCTGCTGTGTTCCAACGTTTCGCCAACGCCGAGGTGAGCTAGATGGCATATCGAGCAACTGGAAACCTGAGTGGTGCCGTCACGGCCAGCGAGGGCGACGATCTGAGCGACCTTCCTGAAGCTATGTTGAAGTCGCTCGAGACGCGAGGTTTGGTCCGCGACGATGGTGTGCTAGCGGTTGTCGATCCGCCGGTGACGGTGAAGCGCAGGGGGAGGAAAGGAGAGGGTCATGGCCAGGCGATCAAGAATCAAGGGTGACTTCAAACTGCGCGGTGTGCTGCGACGGATCGCGGCGCTTGACCGCAGCGACCTGCCCAAGGGAATGGCGCAGGCTGCCGACCTGGTGTTGGCCACGCAGCAGAATATGATTCCTCGGGACACCGGCGAGGCAGCTAGCGCGCTTCAGGTGAGGATCAGTCGGAACGGCCTGGATGCCCGGATTGGCATCATCGGCAAGCGCGATAACCGGCGCTTCTACTACCTGAAGTTCGTGGAATACGGCACCAAGGGATATAGCGGCACGGTCTACCGGCGGCGAGATGCTGGAGCGGTGGGCGGTGAGCACACCGTCAACAGGGATCGGAGCCAGCTCTCCGGCCGTAATCGTCTCGGGCGTCGGGCGACCAAGAACAAGTCGGACGGCGAGAACTTCTTCGGCTACTACCCGGATATTCCGGCACGTCCGGCGCATCCTTGGCTGAGGCCGAGCATCGACATGAACCGCGACGATATCCGGATCATCATCCGCGGCGCCATCGATAGCACCCTGGCGCGCGCGGCGAAGGGGGGGCTCAATGGCTGATCCAGGCTTTGCCCTGCAGCGCGCAATCTACCAGCGCCTGAGCGCTGAGCTCACCGTCCCGGTATTCGACGCGGTGCCGGATGACACCCTGTACCCGTACGTGACCATCGACCGCGAAGTCGCGCAGAACACCAGTCCTATCGCCGGCCGCAAGCGCAAGCAGCGGCTGATCTATCTCAGTGTCTGGAGCGACCACCAGGGGCAGGCCGAGGTCCGGCGCATCCTCAATGAGATCGATGCAGCGCTGGACGAGCGTTACCTCTCTGTCGACGAAGGGCGCGTGGTGTCGGTCAGGGTTATCGCGTCGGACACCAATCGCGAACCGGACGGCCGGACCTACATGGGCTCCGCTACGGTGCGCGTGATCACAACATCCTGAGCTGTATCAACCTGAGCCAATGGAGGAACCCATGGCAGACAATCTCAACACCGCCGCTGGCTGCCGAATCGCGATCGGCACCAAGAAGCCATCGGCCACCAAGACCGAGTACGAAGCTGATGTGTACGTCGAAATCGGCGAGGTCGAGGACCTTGGCGAGTTCGGCGACACCTTCAGCAACGTGAACTTCACCGCGCTGAGCGACGGCCGCGTGCGCAAGTACAAGGGCACTGCCGATGCTGGCGACATGACGCTGACTGTCGGCCTGGACAACGGTGACGCCGGCCAGTTGGCGCTCAAGAACGCCCATGCCGACCGCTCGAAGGGCAACTACAACATCCGCATCACCCTGAACGACGGCCTGCCGGGAGACCCGACGGCTGAGCCTCCGGTGCCGGCGGTGCCGCCCACCACCTTCTACTTCGGTGCGAAGGTGATGAACAACACCGTGGCCGCTGGCAGCGCCGACAACGTGGTTCGCCGCAATGTGACCCTGGGCATCAACACCGAGATCCTCGAGATCCCGGTTGCGATCTGATCTAGCCCCGACGAACGAAAGCCCGCCTCGCGCGGGCTTCGTCGTTTAAACGACCCGTGAAAGGATCGCCATGAGTGAAGCCCTGCACGGCACCGTCACGCTGGTGATTGGTGCCCGTACCTACACGCTGCAGCCGACCCTGGAGGCTGCGTTGAAGATCGAATCGCGCTTTGGTGGCCTGCGCCCGGCGATGGAGTCCATGCGCCTGCTGAGCATTGGCGCCTGCGCTGACGTGGTGATCGCTGCCGCCGGCCTGAGGCCGGAGGAGCACACGACCCTCGCCACGCAGGTTTTCGAGACTGGCGTGGTCAAAGTCTCCGCGCAGCTCACCGACTACATCGCCGGCCTTCTGAGCCCGGTGCCGCCGAGCATCGCCGAACGGGGAAAGCTCGAGGCGGCCAGCACAGTGCCGTGAGGAATGGCAGCTACGTCGACTACCTGTTCGGCGTGGCCACCGGTTGGCTGGGCTGGCCGCCTGAAACTGCATGGCGAACGCCCATCCCGCAGATCCTGATGGCGCTGGATGCCCGCCTGGACTGGATGGGCGGCGGCAAGGCTCAGCAGCACGCCGCGCCGAAACAGAAGGCCAGCGTGGCCGACCGCTTGAAAGCGTTCCTGCGGGGACGACAGGAACCATAGCGCCGCCTTCGGGCGGTTTTTTTACGCCCGGAGAACACGATGTCCGACCATGAAGTCCAGGGGATGCTGATTCAGCTGGAGGCCACCACTGCGCAACTGCGTCGGGAACTGGCCGGTGCGGACAGTGTGGTCGCCAGGACAACGCAGAGCATCGACCGCAACCTGGCTCAGGTCGATTCCGCGTTTGACCGGACGGCTCAGGGCGCCCAGCAAGCTGGCACGCTGATCCGTGGCGCCTTCGCTGCGATCGCCGGTGCCGGCCTGGTGGGCAGCATCATCCACCAGGTGGACGCCTACGGTCAGATTGCCGACCGCCTGAAGATGGCCACCGGCAGTACCGAGGAGTACAACGAGGTCCAGCAGCACCTGCTGCGCACTGCGCAGGAAACCTACCGGCCGTTGGCTGAGGCGCAGGAGCTGTACATCCGCACGGCGGACGTCATGCGCTCGCTGGGCTTCGACACCCAGCAGACCCTAGACATCACCGACAGCTTCAGCTTCCTGCTGGTGACCAACGCCGCGTCGGCCGACAAGGCCAGCTCGGCGCTTGGCGCCTACTCGAAGGCCCTGCAAACCGGCAAGGTCGAGGCTGATGGTTGGGTATCGATTCAGGACGCGATGCCGACCATCGTCGATGCGATCGCCAGCGCGACCGGCAAGAGCGCGGAAGAGATCCGCAAGCTGGGCGTGCAGGGCAAGCTGTCGCTGGACGACATCAACACCGGCTTGCTGCGTACTGTGGAGGTCAACCGCAAGGCTGCCGCCGACATGTCGGTGAGCGTGCAAGATGCTCTGGTCAACATCCAGAACGCCCTCGGCGATTTCTTCGGTCGTATGGAGGAGAGCACTGGCGTTGTGGCTGGCCTGGCCAGCATCATCAGCGTGGTGGGCGACAACATCAGCAGCGTGGCCGCTGTGATGGCGGGGGCTGGGGTTACTGCGCTGACCGTGTACACCGCTCGTGGCGCACTGGCGATCAAGACCGCCCTGGCTGATCGTGCGGCCCGGATCGCCCAGGCTGAGGCCGTCATGCAGGCGGCGATTGCCGACCAGCGCAAGGCCGAGACCTTGACCGTACTGGCGGCCCGCGAAGCGGCTGCGGCGCGCGGTACCGCCGTTCAGACCGAGATGTCACTGGCACTCGCACAGGCTCGGCAGCGAGAGGCCGCTGCTACCGCGTCTGTGGCCACGGCACAGGCTGGGCTGCGAGCTGCCTCGGCTGGCCTGCTGACAGTGCTGGGCGGCCCGATGGGGCTGGCCCTGCTTGCCGGCACTGCGGCGGCATCGTTCCTGCTGCTGCGCGACAACGCCGACCAGGCGGGCGTCAGCCTAGACGACCTGCACAAGCCCGTGCAGCAGTTGCGCGAGGAGTTCGCCAAGCTCAACCGGGACCAGCGCGAGGCCTCGCTGGTGAAGTGGCAGCAGGAGCAGATCAACGCCACCGACAAGGTCAAGGAAGCCTACGGCACGCTGTCCCAGTCGATCCGCTCGGCGATGGTTACGGCGCCGGCGCGGGACTCCAATGGGCTCTATACCCAGCAGTTGCGCGACTACCAGTCGCTGATCGAGCGGCTGAACCAGGCGCGAGCCTCTGGCCAGGACCTGTCGCCGATCCTGAAGGAAGTGGCCGACCGTATGCAGGTGCCGGCCGGCACCCTGCAGCAGTGGATCAGCCAGGCCGGCGCGATCGGTGATGCGGATCACCGCTCAGGCCTGATCGCCGAAACCCTGCGCGTGCTGACCGGCGTCACCCAGGAAAACACGGCGGCGACCAACGCCAACAACGCCGCCAAGACCGGCATGAGCAGCGCCGGGCAGACCTACCTGGAGACGCTGCAGAAGCAACTGGGCGGCCTGCAGGACAGCAACGACGCGATCAAGGCGGCGAATCGGTTCATTGCCAACAATACCGACCTCACCGATACCGACCGTCAAGCGATTCTCTCGGCTGCGAACGCGATCGAGGCGCAGAAGAAAGCCAACCAGGCGGCGACGGCGAGCGGCAAAGCGCGCACGAAGTCGCTGCAGGATGAGGTCAAGGCGCTGGATGCGCTGATCGACAAGGCCCTACCGGAGAAGAAGCGCCTGGAGGATCTGGCTGAGGGCGTGGAGAAACTGCGCAAGGCGCAGGCCGCCGGCAAGATCACCAGCGCCGAGATGGAGCTCGGCATCAAGAACCTGAACGAGGCCTATGCCGACGGCTCGATCCAGAAGCGCATCCAGCAGGAACAGAAGCTGGCGGAGCAGCGGCGCAACAGCGCCGATGCCTATCGAAAGGCGATGGAGGTGGTGCTGCAGGCGCGCCAGGATGCGATCAACTCTGACGTGGCCGGCATCGGCCTCGGGGACGATGAGCGCGACCAGGCGCAGCGGCTAGACGCCGTGCGGAAGAAGTACGCCGACCTTCGGCGCGAGCTGGAGGCGCAGCAGGAGGACGCCAGCCGGCGCCTTGGCCCGGCGGCCTACGAGCAGCGGCTGGCGGATCTGGCGGACTTCCAGGCGCGCGAGCTGCAGATGGAGGTCGACGGTTATGACGCGCGGCTCGATGCTCAGCGGGACTACCGCAACGGCGCACGCCGGGCGTGGCAGAACATCCAGGCCGACGCGGCGGACGTCGCATCGGCCACCGATGACATGCTCACCACTGGCTTCAACACCGCTAGCAACGCCCTGGCCGACTTCGCCACCACCGGAAAATTCAAGTTCCGCGACTTCGCCAGTAGCGTGATCAACGACATGGCGCGGATTGCCAGTCAGCAGGCGGCGACGGGGCTTCTCAGTGGTGTGCTGGGCGCGGGTGTCTCGGCTTTCAGCGGATGGATGGGGGGCTCTGCCACGGCCGGCGCCTCGGCTTCCGGCTACACCGGCAACGCTTACGCGAACTGGGCCGCCGCCCAGGCACACGGCGGCGCCTGGGCCAATGGCGTGCAGTTCTTCGCCAACGGCGCGGCCTTCACCAACTCCATCGTCAGCCGGCCGACCGCGTTCGGCATGGCGGGCGGCCGCACAGGAGTCATGGGCGAGGCTGGGCCGGAGGCGATCCTGCCGCTGGCTCGCGGCGCTGATGGCTCGCTGGGCGTTCGCTCGGTGGGTGGCGGCGGTGGTACCGCTCTGCAGGTGAATGCGCCTGTCGCGGTCACTGTTGAAGACCGCAGTTCGGAAGGTATGGAACTGGACCAGGAGGCGCTGCAGCAGAACATGCAGCTGCAGATGAAGGCAGCGGCAGAGCGCGCCGTCGCTGATTCGTGGCGCCCTGGCGGCGTCAGCTACCGCAACGCGGCCGGGAGGGGCTGATGGCAATCGAGACATTTACCTGGGTGCCCGATGACGGGGCTGATGTCGACGGCACCTTGCGCACTCGCACGTCGCAGTTCGGCGATGGGTATGCCCAGGAGTCGGGAGACGGACTCAACGGTGAAAGCCAGAGTTGGTCGCTGACCTTCGGCGGCCTTCCGGATGAGGTGGGTCCGATCCTCGACTTCATCCGTCGGCACAAGGGCTATCGGTCGTTCCTCTGGACTCCGCCCGGCGGTGAGCTGGGCCTTTACACGTGCAAGGCCTACCGCAAGCAGCGTCGCCCCGGTTCGATTGAAGTTCTGTCGCTCACCTTCGATCAGGCGTTTCACCCATGAACCTCATTCTGCAGATCCAGAAGCTGGAGCCAGGCTCCGAGATCATGCTGTTCGAGCTGGACGGCAGCGAGTTCGGCGCTGACGTGCTGCGCTTCCACGGCCATGCCATTCCGCACACCCCGCAGGAGCTGGCCGCCGCCGGCGCCAACGCGGATCAGTTGCCCGCGAAGTCGATCTGGTGGCAGGGTCAGGAGTACGCAGCCTGGCCAGTACAGATCAGCGGCATCGAGGCGAACGGGGACGGCACCGCGGTTCGCCCGAAGTTCTCAGCGGGGAACGTCAGCGGGCGCCTGACGGCGCTTTGCCTGGCCTTCGATGACTTGGCCAACTTCCAGCTGACTATCCGCGAGACGCTGGCTGAGTTCCTGGACGCGGAGAACTTCCCCGACGGCAACCCGGATGCGGACCCCACGCAAGAGTCGATCAGCATCTGGTACATCGACCAGAAGACCGGCGAGGACAACCAGGTGGTCGAGTGGGAACTGGCCAGCCCTGGCGATGTTGGCAACGAAGCGATCGGGCGGCAGATGACCACGCTCTGCCACTGGTGCATGACCGGCGGCTATCGTGGCCCCGACTGCGGCTACACCGGCCCTTATTTCGACATCGACGACAACCCGACCGACGACCCTGCGAAGGACCAGTGTGCCGGCCTCTATCGGTCCTGCAATAAGCGTTGGGGGCAAGGCAATCAGTTGCCCTTCGGCGGTTTCCCGGCCGTGTCCCTGATTGCCCGGAGCTGACCATGCGTAAGCAGATCCTGAGCGCCATTCAGGCGCATGCGGCCGAGGAGTACCCGCGCGAGGCCTGCGGCTTGGTGGTTGGCGCCGGCCGGCGGCAGCAGTACGTCCGTTGCCGAAATACGGCCAGCCAGCCGCGGGAAGAGTTCCGCCTGCACCCGGAGGACTACGCTGCGGCGGAAGACCTGGGCGAGGTGGTGGCCATCGTGCACAGCCATCCGGACGCCACCAGCAGGCCGTCACCGCACGACCTCGCCATGTGCGAGGCGTCGGGCCTGCCCTGGCACATCCTCAGTTGGCCGGAGGGCGACCTGCGCACCATCGCGCCGCAGAGCAACATCCCGCTGCTGGGAAGGCCGTTCGTTCATGGCGCCTGGGACTGCTGGCAGGTCTGCGCCGACTGGTACCAGCGCGAGTGGGGCCTGGAGTTCGAGCGCTTCGCGCGCGAGGACGGCTGGTGGGAGCAGGCCGATGGGCCGAGCCTGTATGAGCAGCACTTCCAGGCGGCCGGGTTCTGCCCGGTCGACCAGCCGCGGCGCGGCGACATGATCGTCTTCGAGGTCGGGCGCACGCAGCACCCGAACCACGCCGGCATCTACCTCGGTACCGACGCGGCTCTGCCCGGGGAGGACAGCAAGGTCTTCGGCGCCGGGCCATTCCTGCTGCACCACCTCTACGGCAAGCCAAGCGAGATCATCGTCTATGGCGGTAACTGGCACGAGCGGGTGCGTCTGGTGCTGCGGCATCGCCAGGCCGGGGAATAGGCTGTGCTACCCTCCGGCCATCTTGAAAGGAGGGAACCATGAAGAAGCTGATTGGATTAGTTCTGCTGGCTGCTCTGGCCGGGTGCTCAAACTCTGATGACGCGAAGATGATCTCGGCCTGCGAGTCGGTTATCAGAAAAATGGCCGTAGATCCCGCAGGTATCTCCGTCAACTCATCGTCTGTAATTACTGCTGCGCCTGAGGAAAGAAATCTCCGGCGGTTCGCTGAGCTTAAATCCCGCAACGGGCAACTCAGCGTTGATCAAGAGGCCGCGCTCCAAGTTGATATCCGTAGAAGGGCGAAACTGCAAGAGTCCTATGTGAGTGTTGACTACACGGATCATCAGTCTCTTGGCGCCTCTCGCGATAAAGCCGTGTGCTGGTACATGAACACGGGGCGTGGTTTTGAGCTCGCATCAGTGTCTGCGTTCGGCAGGTCGATTTCCGGCTTCCCGCTGTTTGCATTCTTTGTGGAACATGGGGCGCCAGAGCATCTATCTAGCTCTGGAATAATTGAATGATCTATTAGGCTCGCTTCGGCGGGCCATTTTTATTGGAGGTGCGATGTCGCAGTCTTCCGTGACGATTATCAAACTGTCCGGCCCGCTCATTCGGGAGTTCGGCCGGGAGCACCGACGCCTGCTCGACACCGGTACTGTGCAGGAAGCGTTCAGCGCTCTGCGCAATACCCTGCCGGGCTTCAAGGAAGCTATCCAGCGCCTGGAGCGAATGGGTATGCGCTTCGCCATCTTCCGCAACCGCAAGAACATTGGTGAGGGGGATATGGGTTCCGGCGGTTCGCGAGAGGTTCGGATTGTTCCTGTGATCTCGGGGAGCAAGCGTGCTGGTCTTCTCCAAACTGTTGTTGGCGCTGCCCTGATTGTTGCTAGTTTTTTTGGCGCCCCGACCTTGCAAGTCGGCGTTGCCCTTACGCTGGGTGGCGTTGTCCAGATGATCAGCCCGCAGGCCAAGGGCCTGAGCCAGTCAGCCGCCCCGGAGAACCTGCCCAGCTACGCCTTCGGCAGTGCGAAGAACACCACCGCCAGCGGTAACCCTGTGCCGCTCTGCTATGGGTACAGGCGCTGGGGCGGCGCGATCATCAGCGCCTCGATCTACGCCGAAGACAAGATCTGACCGGACCGTTCAACACCAACCGCCAAGAGGCGGTTTTTTTATGCTTGGAGAAACGCATGGGCGCCGATGTTCAGCAGCACCTCACTGGCCGCAAGGGCGGCAGCAGCAAGCCCAAGCAACCGTCGATCGCGCGTGACAGCCTGCAGTCGGTGGCCACCGCCAAGCTTCTGCTGGCGGTGGGCGAGGGCGAGTTCGCCGAGGGGCCGAGCGACCAGGACATCTACCTGGACAACACCCCGCTGATGGACGCCAGCGGCAACGTCAACTTCCCCAACGTGAAGTGGGAATGGCGCAGCGGCAGTGTCGATCAGGACTACATCCCCGGAATCCCCTCGGTGGAGAACGAGACCACGGTGAACGTGGAGCTGCGCAGCGACACCCCGTGGGTGCGTTCGGTGACCAACACCCAGTTGTCCGCCGTGCGCCTGCGCTTCGCCTGGCCGGCCCTGCAGAAGCAGGAGAGCAGTGGGGACGTGAACGGCTACCGGATCGAGTATGCCGTAGACGTCAGCACCGACGGCGGCGCCTACCAGCAGGTGTTGCTGGATGCTGTCGCCGGCAAGAACACCAGCCGCTATGAGCGGAGCCAGCGCATCGACCTGCCGGCGGCGACCACTGGCTGGCAGGTACGCGTGCGCCGGCTCACGCCGAACCAGAACAGCAGCTTGATCGCCGACACCATGCTGATCGCCGGTCTGACTGAGGTGATCGACGCGAAGCTGCGCTACCCAAACACAGCTCTGCTCTACATCGAGTTCAGCGCAGAGCAGTTCAGCAACATTCCGGCCGTCACCGTCGAGTGCAAGGCCCGCAAGGTCCAAGTGCCGACCACCTACGACCCGGAGCTGCGCACGTACACCGGCGTCTGGGATGGCAGTTTCAAGAGCGCCTGGACCAACAATCCCGCGTGGATCACCTACGACATCAGCACCAACGCGCGCTTCGGCCTGGGCAAGCGGATCAAGCCCTGGATGGTGGACAAGTGGGAGCTCTACAAGATCGCCCAGTATTGCGACCAATTGGTGCCAGACGGGAAGGGCGGCCAGGAGCCGCGCTTTCTGTGTGATCTGAACCTGCAGTCGCGCTCCCAGGCATGGACGCTGCTGCGGGATATCGCGGCGATCTATCGGGGGATGAGCTATTGGGCGCAGGGCCAGCTTGTGTCGCAGGCCGACATGCCGCGCACTGCCGACTTCGACTACGTGTTCACCCGGGCGAATGTGATTGACGGGAAGATGACCTACGGCGCCGCCTCGGCTCGCACCAGATACAGCCGCGCCCTGGTCAGCTACGACAACCCGGCGAACAACTACGACACCGACGTGACGGGCTATTCCGACGCGCCGTTGCTGCGTCGCTATGGCGACAACCCGGTGGAGCTGTCTGCCATCGGATGTACGCGAGAGAGCGAGGCGCAGCGGCGCGGAAAGTGGGCGGTGCTGACCAGCGTGCAGGACCGCACCATCACCTTCGCCACCGGTATGGAAGGCCGGATTCCGCTGCCGGGCTACATCATCCCGGTGGCTGACTCTCTGCTGGCCGGCCGCGAGATTGGCGGCCGGATCTCGGCTGTTGCTGGCCGCGTGGTAACGCTCGATCGCGTCACTCAAGCCAAGGCTGGTGATCGCCTGATCATCAACCTGCCGAGCGGGCGCGCCGAGGGCCGGACGGTGCAGTCGGTCAACGGCAAGGCCGTCACCGTCACCGCGGCCTACTCGGAGACGCCGGAGCCGGAACTATGCTGGGCGCTCGACGCCGATGACCTGGCTGTCCAGCTCTATCGGGTGATGAGCACCAAGCGTGACGACAACGGCCAGTGGACCATCAACGGCCTGCAGTACGAGCCGAGCAAGTTCGACCACATCGATACCGGCGCACGGCTGGAGGAGCGCCCGATCAGCATCATCCCGGTCACCACCGTGCAGCCACCGGCCAGCGTCACGCTCTCGTCGCGCTGGACAATCGACCAGGGGCTGGCGGTGAGCACCATGACGATCACCTGGCCGGCAGTGGAGGGCGCCGTCGCCTACGACGTGGAATGGAAGAAGGACAGCGGCAACTGGATCCGCCTGCCGCGTGCCGGCACCACCAGCGTCGATGTGACCGGCATCTACGCTGGTGGATATCTGGCGCGAGTGCGTGCGGTGTCGGCCTTCGACATCACGTCGGTCTGGAAGAGTTCGATCCTGACCCAGCTCAGCGGCAAGACCGGTGCGCCGCCGGCGCTGGCGTTCCTGCGTACCACCAGCGGACCGTGGAAGATCGGCCTGGAGTGGGGATTCCCGGCCAGTGGCGCGGCGGACACCGCCTACACCGAGATCCAACAGTCGGTTACCCCGGGCGGCAGCGAACAGAACGCAACTGCCCTGGGCTTGTTCGCGTACCCGACCGACACCCACACGCTGACCTCGCTGGCGGCCGGCGCTCGCCTGGCCTTCCGCGGGCGGCTGATCGACCGGACAGGCAACGTCGGCCCCTGGTCGGCCTGGGTCGACGGTATCAGCTCGACGGATGCGAGCGAGTACAACGAACTGATCACCAAGGAGTACGTCGAGTCCGCGCTGGGCGAGCAGTTCTTCGCCGACATCGATCAGATGCAGGTCGATATCACTGGCCTGCAGGACCAGATCGACAATCTGACCGATGTGCTGGCCTACGACCCGACGAAGACCTACGCGAAGAACGATATCGTGCGGGTCGGCAACCGGCTGTATCAAGCGAAGCAGGCGGTGCCGCTCAACGCCTCGCCGCCGAACGCGACCTACTGGGCCGACATCGGACAGTCGATCGAGACGGCCAACGGCCTGGCCCAGCAGGTGGCCACCAACACCGCGGATATCACCGAGCTCGACGGTAAGGTCGAAGCGGCGGCTTCGAGCCTGGATGTTCTGCAGGCTGCCGCCCGCCGGGAGCCGGCGACCGGAGAGAAGGCCGATGCGCTGAAGGGCTGGGACACCATTGCTCGAGCCGCCACCGAAGTCACCGTGCGGGCGAACGAGGATGAAGCGCAGGCGAAGCGGACGAGCTTGCTTGAAGCGCGTACCGGGACCGCGGAGGGCAGGATCGCCACCGTGGAGTCGGTCGTTGCGTCGAACAATGCCGTGACCGTCCAGCGGCTGGATCAGCTATCCGGCCAGGTTGCGAGCAACGCCTCGGCCATCAGCACCGAACAGACCGTCCGCGCCAACGCGGACAGCGCCCTGGGGCGGCGGATGGATACCGTCAGTGCGCGCACCGATACCAACGAGGCGAACATCCAGACCACATCTCAAGCGGTTACCTCGCTGGATGGAAACGTCAAGGCGCTCTACAGCGTGAAGCTCCAGGCGCATGCCAATGGCCAGAAGTACGCCGCTGGCTGGCAACTGGGCTTCGACAGCGGTACGAGCGTAACGACCATGGCGTTCCAGGCTGATCGGTTCCTCTGGTTCAACAGTTCCAGCGGGCAGACCGTGGCGCCGGTCTCGATCGTCGGCGGCCAGATGTTCATCAACAACGCGATGATCCAGGACGGCTCGATCACCAACGCGAAGATCGGCAACGTGATTCAGTCGACCGCCCTCGGTGCCAACGGCGAGCCGCTGTGGAAGTTGGATAAGGGCGGCACGTTCACAATGAACAGCGCAACGTCGGGAGGGTTTATGCGTCAGACGGCAGAGGCAATAAAAGTGTATGACGGAAACTTGGTGCTTCGAGTCCAGATCGGGAATCTTGATGTATGAGTTACGGAATGAGAACGCGTTCGGCCGGCGGCTCAATACTCTTTGACAGCAACAATTACTCATTGAGGATGGTCTATCGTCGGGACTTGGGGAACATTCCTCAGGGACTTTCAGTTACGGTCCCTGGGTTCGACGGTTCTAAAGGTGTCATGTTTGTCGTCTGCAATACGCCGGATTCTAGATCTTGGATTCCCAGGCATACCATTAGCGGCTCGACTATTACGTTTGGTTGGTCCGGTGATGTAACAGCGAATTACACTCTATATGCGGTGATGTTCTCATGAGTTTCGGTGCGAAATTTGTTGGGAATGCCGGTCAGGTGATAATCGATCAGGACCACCCTTGTCTGCATCTGGTTGCGTCTGGAACCTATCCAGCCACTAATGCCCAGATCATCAACGTCTCGTACCCATCTCCGGTGCAGAGCCCGCTCCCACCGTTTGTTTTCTTTTGCCCTAATGGTTCGCATCACATAACGATGTTCCAGCATGCTGGTTCGGCTGGGAACTGGACGGGTTTCAGCTTCTACGTGAAGGTATTTCAAGATACAAGCGGCGTCGTACTGGGAGGGAAGTGGAAGGCATGCGCGGTGTTCATGCCGAAAACTGGCGGATGGGGGATGCAGATATTCGACAATCAGTCGAGAGTGGTATTTGACAGTAACAGGGATCTTGTTCGGTTCATAAGTGGTACCCAGATGCTGAATTATTACGGCACGAATGGTAACTATCTGGGGTATTACACCCTGCATTCATGGTCTGCACCGTGGCCGCATGGGACTGATGGGTATTTTCTGGTTAGTCATTTCAATGTACAGGCGCAACCGCCCCAAGGTGATACTGGAGAGTGCTCCATTGGGTTTGTTACTTCGGCCCGAAACACAGTCGTAGCAACTGTTCAAGTCGGAGGACCTGGGCAAGACGCAATACGAACACCTTTCCCATGGCCTCTTCTGGCCATTGCATAGCAGGAGAACTCTATGGCGTGGTACTCAACCGGAACCGTGGCGGTGACCGCAAATAGCCCGACCGTTACCGGTACCGGCACACAGTTCTCGTCCAATGCCCGAGTCGGCGACGCATTTCGCGGACCCGATGGACGTTGGTACGAGGTCACAAACGTCGCCAGTTCGACGGTCATCTCGATCAAGCCCAACTACCAGGGCAGCACGGCCAGCGGCCAGGCCTATGCGGTGGCGCCGATCCTGGGCTACGACAAGGACCTGTCGGATCGATTCAATCTGATCGCCAACCAGTGGGGGGCAACCCTGGCGGGGATCAAGCCCTGGGCGCTTTCTGCAAATGCGGCGGCAGCGCGGGGGGATCTCGGCCTCGGCAGTGCGGCGGTACGGGAGGCGCTCGGTAGTTCGGGCGCGCTGTACTCTCGAGACAGCATTCTGGGCGCCGTTTCGCAGTCGAGCGGCGTACCGACCGGTGCGGTGATTGATCGCGGGAGTAACGCGAACGGGGAGTATGTGCGGTTCGCGGATGGGACGCAGATATGCACGATGAGTATCAATGTCACCGACCAGGCCATCGACTCTGCCTACGGCTCTCTCTTCCAAGGTGCTAGGACGTGGTCATTCCCGGTGGCATTTTCGGGTGTGCCGGCGGTTTCCGTGGGTTTGTTTCGGTGGGGTTCAGCCGCGAGTTGGGGGAGTGTCGCAACCCTCCCCAGCACTACATCTGCGACGTTGCGAGGTTTCGATATTGCGGCGCGGCCTGCAGGGACCTCTACCGCTATTTCTGCAACGGCCATTGGGAGGTGGTTCTGATGAACTTCTTGCTGGTTCTTTCGCCGCAGTACGGGCCCGCGGAATTTGGCGACTACACAACCGTCTCGGTTTCGGGTGGCGTGCTCACTGTGGAGGGGCGTGACTATGCGTTCCCAGGCATCGAAGACGGCGCCGAGCTCACGATGGATGACTTCGCCGATCCATATCCTGTCTACCAAGTTCGTAGAAGAGGAGAAACGATTTCGGTGTGGATCATTTACAGATATCCGGCAGATGCGACCCATGCTGCCAGATACCCCGAGCCGGTTTCCGTTCCGGGTGATTTCGACGGGCCTGTTGATCTGCCGAGGTGAAAGCCAAGGTCGAGGAGATCAAGGCCAGGTATCCTCTGCCGGATCAGCTACCAGCCTGACAACACCTATCGACGAACGAAAGCCCGCCTTGCGCGGGCTTCGTCGCTTCTGGAGCTCACATGCCTATCACCGAGCAGCAGTTGCTGCATATCCTCCCGAACGCCGGCCCTCGAGCCGGCGTTTTTGTTGGTGCGCTGAACCGCGGGATGACGCGCTTCGGTATCACGTCGCCTGTGCGCGCGGCGGCGTTCCTCGCCCAGGTCGGCCACGAAAGCGGCCAGTTGACCCGCTTGGTGGAGAACCTCAACTACAGTGCCCGTGGCCTGGCTGCGACCTGGCCGAGCCGGTACCTCGGCGCCGACGGCCAGCCCAACGCCCTGGCGCAGCGCCTGGCGCGCAACCCCCGAGCCATCGCCAACAACGCCTACGCCTCGCGCAACGGCAATGGCGACGAGGCATCGGGCGACGGCTGGCGGTACCGCGGGCGCGGGCTGCTACAGATCACCGGCCGGTCGAACTACCGCGCCGCCGGCGCCGGGCTGGGCCAGCCGCTGGAGCAGGAACCCGAACTGCTCGAGCAGCCGGAGTGGGCGGCGATCTCGGCGGCCTGGTGGTGGTCGACGCACGGCCTGAACGAACTGGCCGACCGGGGCGAGTTCGCCGCCATCACTCGGCGCATCAACGGCGGCACGAACGGTCAGGCGGAGCGCCTGGTGTTGTGGCAGCGGGCCAGGGCGGTGCTGTCGTGATGTGGCTTGGGGCTGGTGGCTTGGCGACTTGGGCGCGGGTGGTGATTGTCGCGCTGGTATTGGCCGTTGTTGCTGCTGTTACATGGCGGGTGGCCGAGTGGCGACTCGGTGAGCAGATGGCAGCGTTGAAGCTGCAACACGAGCGGGAGCGAGGAGAGACCAGTCAGGCAGTGGCGGCCGAGCTTCAGCGAAGAACCGAACAGCGGCAGCGCCTGGAGGCTGATTTACAGGCGATCGATGAGCAACGTTATGGAGAGTTACGACATGCGCAAGTTATCAATGATCAGCTTACTGCTGACTTGGCTGCTGCTCGGCAGCGGATGCGGGTCCGTATCACCTCGGCCAGATGTTCCGCTCCCGGCCTGCCAGCCGGAGCCGTCGGCGCCAGCGTGGATGATGGAGCCAAGTACGCCGAACTTCACCCAGCGACTGCGACGGATCTTGCCCAGCTCGCAGCCGATGCCGATCAGTGCTCCATCAAACTGACAGCTCTTCAGGATCGCGAAAGGGCCCGCGCATCTGGTGGTCACTCCAGCAAGTGATAGTCGGCCCTTTCTCGTGGATCTGGCGTAGCGCCGCTACAGTTGCTGCCGATCATCGGGGGGTGACCTGGCAGGAAAATAAGCATTTCCTTCTCGAAGGTAAACGCCAGCGCTTGCATCGTGACCCGGCGGAGCTTGCGCTTGCCTGCTTCCATTGCGGCTATCGCTTTGGGGGATACGCCAGACCTGAAGGCCAAGGCCTCCACGCTCCAGCCAAGCAAAGCTCTTGCTGGCTCGCAGTGGTCAGCCATGAATTGCAGAGGGATGTCATCGGAGAACTGGAGTTTGGCGAGGATATCCCTTGCTTGCCGTAACCGTTCTTTGTCCAAGTCGATTATGTTAGTGGTCAT